GGGGGAATGAAGCCCATGCAAGGGTCGCAAACGCGGGTGTGAATGTCTGCAAAACCAGCACGCTGGGGCGACGGCACTATAGCCTGCAGGCGCACACCCCGCCCTGCGCCCCCCCCCCCGCGTGCGCAATTCTTCCTCTCCTTCGTGAAGCGGGCCGCGAAAACTGGACCCGTGCTGGTGCGATAACTCCCTGCTGGGGTGATTGCGCTGGGTGGAAGAAAATTCCAATCCATGGACACCCTACCCACCAATGGCGTGCTGACCCGAGTACTGGCAGATGAGATCGCCAGCGCACTGCACAAACTTCCTACTGCCAGCAGCTCACAACCCCAGACAATGCAGGCAGACGCGCATGCCAGCCTGCTCAGAGGTGACGTCCGAATCACCTTCAGGCTCAACAGCCATAAGCTGGACAGGGCCGTGAAGATGCCCTCTCCGAGTTTGCGGCGGCAGGCGCCGCATCTGATTTCATTCATTGCAAGCCGGTTTCCATGGGTGAAACATCCGATAGACTCGCCGCACTCTGTACAGGGTGGCGGGCCTTGTCGGCTTGCAGGCTCGATCTGCAGGTTGGGGCTGTTGCCGGTGTTCCCGCACCGGCAGGGGTCGCCCGTCTTTTTTTGTGGCGCGCTAGCGGGCGCGCAGGGTGCCCTCCTCACTCAGCCGCACCATCTCCACCAGCGCAGCCCAGGCCCCGCTGTCGCGTGCCTTGGTGACCAGGTCGGCGTCACTCTTGGCACCTGACAACCTCGCCAGGGCCGGTACCAGGCCAGAGCGCTGCGCGAGGTCGAGCGTTCGGCCTTCCCAGGGGTTCGGGACAGGCAAAGGTGCAGGCACTGGAGCCACACGGCCCTCGGCCAGCTCAATCCGGGAATACCAGCTCAACGTCTTACCGGCTGGGAACACCAGGTCCAGATACAGCCAGCGCTCCCGGTCGGTCACGAACGGGGCCGTGGACTCGGGCGTGCTGATGGTCAAGGCGCCAGAGTTCTCGGGGCTGAACGCATGCAGCTCCTCACCGTGGCAAAGGCGCTCCAGGGTGCGGCGGTGGTCCTGCAGCAGCGCACCGTTGCGCTCCGGGGCATGGTCCATGCGCAGCCAGGCATGGGCCTCCTCGGGCGCCCGATAGGTATTGACGCTCACGGCCCAGCGGCGGGTGCCTGCGGGGATGCGGATTCGATACTGGCCCGACACCAGATTGGCCTGGGCGTGGATCAGCAATGTCTGCGCGTTAGGGTCGGTGGCTGTGTGATCAAGGTCGGTCATGGGTTTGCCTTCAAAGGTTGGTGTGACAGGCGCCGCGCTCTGTCTTCGGCGGCCGTGGCTTCATGCAGCGTGCAGGGGTCTACGCGCCAGCCTTCACGCTGCCCGCCTGCCTCGGTGCACAGCTCTGAACACGTATTGCGGGACGCCTTGTGCCGGAAGAACCAGGCGACAAAGCCCAGGATCAGCTGCCAGTCGTACAGCGATCCCTCCAACCGCTTGATGTGCTGGGCAGCGGCCAGCGGATCGCGGTGATACGGCACCAGGTCCCAATGCGCCGGGTTCAGCTTGATGCGCTTGAAGCGCACACCGCCCCGGTGACCGGCACGGCGCGGTGAATGCGCGGGCAGGCGCTCTGCTGCCACGCTGCTGGCGCACCACAAAGCGCCCGTGGCGTCGGGCTGGCAGGACCCATCGGGCATAAGGTGGTCCACCCCATCACCAGGCTCGAACACCACCTCGTTGTGGCTGTAAATGCCGCCCAGGCGCCAGCGGATCACGCGGTTGGCGATGCCCTGCAGCCCGGGCCGGATGGATTTGTACGAGGCAAGCAGCATCACTCCACCTCATCCCAGATCGCGGGCGGCCAGTTTCCAGAAAAGTCGTAGCTCTCGGGCTCCGTGCTGGCCTCCATCGCCTCCCGGTGTGCCTCGGCCGCGGCGAAGATCGCGGTGTCGCTCGCCGCCGTTGCTTGAAAAATCCCCTGAGCCAGCGCCGGCGTCATCGTCACAAAAACAGCCGTCGGCGCAAGCGTGAGCGTCTTCCACTGCACGGCCGGAACGGCCTGGCCCATAATGGCCAAGGCAAGCTGCTGTATGCGGCTGGCATCGTCGCTATGGAACCAGTGCGCACCCACTTTGACGCCACCCGTGCGCCGCCGCTCGCGCTCGGCTTTGACCCGCTCCCAAACTGCAGCCTGGCGTGCCAACAGAGGCGCCGGTGGCGCTGGCGTAAAAACTTCGCCGTCCCACAGGTCGCCCATGGCGGCATCGGCTGCGGGAACCCAGCCTTGCTCGGCCGCGAAGTCTGCGTCGTCGGCCAGGGCGTGGTTGACCACCACGCCGTCTTTGATTACTGCGAAGCGGGCCATCAGCACACCCCCCAAATGGTCACGGCGCCAGCGCCGCCTGCGCCGCCCGCACCCGAAGTGCCGTCACGCGAGCCGCCCCCGCCCCCGCCCCCCGCGCCGTTGCCGCTCGCGGCGCTGCCCGCACCGCCGCCCCCGCCAGCACCGCCGATCAGCGTGTTGGCGACGCCGGCGGCGCCCGCCGCGCCGGCAGCCGCGCCTGCTGCGCCGCCGCCGCCTGAGCTGGTGCCGCCCTTTCCGCCGGCTCCTCCTGCCGTGAAAGAGCTTCCGTTCCAGCAACTTCCACCGCCGCCGCCCGAAGGCACCGCGTAGAACTGCTGTTCTGTGTTCAGGCCCCCGCCAGCATATCCAGCGGCGCTCGAGGTGGAGCCTGCCACCGCTGTCGCGCCAATGCCATACACACCGGGCATATAGCAAGTACCCGGCGCTGCCGCAGACCCCCCACCCGTGGCAGAGAACAGGCCGGCGATGCCCGACGCGCCTCCGGCGCCGCCACTTACAGGGGAGCCGTTGGCGGTGAGCCCTGCGGCGCCTGTGCCCCCTGCGCCCACGGTGATGGCGGTCGATGCGCTCAACATGGAGCTCGCGATCAACATCTCCCCGCGCCCGCCGCCAGCGCCCGAACTGCCTCCGGCCGCAGTCGTGGCGCTGGAGACCCGCGCACCGCATTGGCCGCCGCCCCCGCCGCCAATGGCCACCGCGCCAAAATTCGCGTACCCCGGCGGCTTGATGAAGTTGCCCGACACCGTGAAAGTCTTGGAAAACGATGACATCACGATGGAGCGCAGCGCAGTCCCGTCGCAGTGAACGAGCCGGGCCTCGGTCGGGTACATGACGTAGCTTGCGAGGCCGTCAACCGTCTCCGCAGCGTTGGGGTCCAGCGTGATGTCACCGGTGCCGCTGTTGCTCAGATAGCACCACCAGCCCGCGCCCAGGGCCGAACACGCGGCAAAGGTTTGCGTGAATGTGCCGCTGGTGATGTCGATCCATGAGCCGCAGTCGCCAGCGGCCAGCGCGGTGTTGGCCGTGCGCGGGGTGCGCTTGAGCGAAGCCCCGAGCGCCAGCCACTTGTTGGATACGCCGGGCGTTTCGGCCGCAACGTTGGCGACGGACTGCAGCAGCATGTAGATCGTGTTGCTGGCGCCATGCGTGACAGTGGCGGGAATCGCCAGCGCGCCCGCCAGCGTGGACCAAGGCCCTTTGTAGGCGGCCAGCCCTTGCGCGGCCTCGGCGAGCCGCCCCCCTTCAAAGGCGGTGGACGCATTGGCAAACACGTTGGCCAGCGCCGCATTCAGCTGCGGCACCATGGCCACGACTTCGGCCACGTGCACGTCGCCGCGCTCGGGGAAGTTCTCCGGGTCCTGCATGGTCGGCGCAGGCGACAGCGCGGCCAATGGCGTGGGGTTGATGGGGGGGTTCAAGGGCATGTGTGGGCTCCTAGGTTTCTTCGAGTTCGAGCTGCGCCATGGCGTACAGCTTGTTTTCCGGCTTGAGGGAGAAGCGGCGGTAGATGCCGTAATAGATGGCGCCCTGGGCATAGGGCGCGTCGGGGTGGCGGGTCCAGCCGACCCACAGCGCGGGCACGGCGTTGAGCTCTTCGCGCAGGGCGCGCACGCGCATGAAGCGGGCGGCATCGACGCGCACGGGCAGCGTGCTGCCGGGCACGCTGCGGCGGCGTACCAGCGCCATGAGGCTGCCCGCGAAGTCGCGCTCGATGCGCGAGAAGTTGAGCGCGTCGTCGTCGTAGTTCCACAGCAGCTCACCGATGACCACGCCCATGCCCAGGCTTAAGCGCCCGCACTCGGCCACGCCGCCGATAGGCTCGATGGTCACCGTGATGGTGGCGCCCCAGTTGGGCGGCAGGTCCCAGGTCACTGCGGCGTCGCGCTGTTCAATGGGCGCTGTGAAATATTCGTACCAGTTGCTCACGTTGCGCCGCACCAGGCTGAATTCGCGGGTGACCGTGATGCCGCCTTTGGCGGACGAGATGGTGGCCTTCTTGCCCACCAGCCCCACCAGTCCCACCGAATCGACGCGCTGGCCGGGGTTGATGACCACGGTCAGCGGCCCGCCTTCGACGCGCGTGCGGGTGGAGCGCAAGTCGTCGAACATGGCCCACTTGTTGGTGGGGCGCAGATCCTGCCAGTTGTCGCCGTCCGACTCGGGGGCCGTGGGCGTGGTGCCTGCCGTGATGCGGCGGTACACGCGGTGTGTCTCCACGCGGTGGCACAGCGCATCCTTGGCCCAGTTCGTGCCGGGCGCCCATACGGGGGACGGGTCCTCCACAGCCACGGTGGTGGACACGAGCTTTGCCTCGTCCACGGTGATGGATGGCAACACGCGCATCATGATTGTTTGACTCCCAGCTCGAACTGGCCGTTTGCGGCCCCCTCCAGCACCAAGCGCATGCGCCGCAGGTTGTTGCTGTCCTCGCTGGACAGACCCCGCCCGTTGCCGCTGGCGAGGCGGTCTACAGCACCGGCCAGCGTGGCCACCACGGCGTGCAGGGCCGACTCGGCGCCGCCGCCACCGATGCGCGCAGTTATGGAGCGGGCCGGCGTCCATGCGTCGCCCTGGGCAGCAGGGTTGTAGCGCTTGGGCACGATCTCTTCGCCCTCATGGATGAGCGCAAGCATGTCGCGAGGGACGTAATTGGTGCCCTGGGCGAAGGCGGGCAAACCCTGCTCGCGCGCCCAGGCGTTGAGGTCGGTCGCGCTGGTGCCCGTCCACTGGGCCAGCATGGCCGCCGTCACGCCATTGGCGACCGCCAGGTCGTAGAGCTCGCGCGCTTGGCCGGCGTTGACCATATCCACGGCCGCCGCGCCCAGGGCCTTGCCGCTGTAGGGCAAGCCGCTGGAGCCCGCATAGAACGTGTCAGAGCGCGGGTCGTACTGCGAGCCCATGGGGCCGTTGAGCACGGGCGAGCCGCCCGTGGTGCCCGTACTGCCCGAGGGAGCACCAGAACCACCGCCACCACCACCGCCACCGCCACCGCCGCCGCCGCCCACGGCCGAGGCGGATTGCGCGGCGGCCAGGCGCGCCAGCGCGGCCTCGAAGCCTGCCGAGCTCTCTGCGATGGACTTCAGGGCGGCATTGCTGTCACGCAGCACGGCCAGGCGCTCCTGCGCAGCCTTGAGCTGCTCGTCGAGCGCCAGCGTGGCGGCGGTGGCGCCGTCCTGGGTGGCTTTGATCTGCTCTTCCAGCAGTGCGACCTGGCCCTTGGTGGCGGCCAGCTGGCGCTCGGCCACCGTCATCTGCGACTCGCCCAGGGCGCCCAGGGCGGCAAGCTGGTTGGCCTGGTCGAGTTGCGCGGCCTCCCAGTCCGCATAGGTTGCATAGCGCTGCTGCTGGTCGGCGGTGACGGACTCGATAGCGCGGGCCAGGGCGTCTTCGTCGGGCAGCGCGCCGGTGGCGGCGGCGGCGCGGGCGGCGTCTTCGATGAAGCGGCGGGCGGCGGCCAGGTCCTGGACGGCGGTGCTTTCAACCTGGCCGCGCAGGGTGCGCACGGCGCGGCCGAGGGATTCGGCGATGCGGCTGGCCGTGGCCAGCGCTTCGGCGGCGGTCTCTTGCGCGGCCTTTTGCGCCTCTGCTTCCTTGCGCAGCCCTTCGATGCGGGCGTTCGCGGCCTCGGTGATCGCGGCCTTCTCGGCTTCGATGGACCTCTGCAAGGCAGACAAGGCCGCGTCGGCGGCCGAGTTCGCGGCCGAGGTGGCGGCGTCTTTTAGGTCGGACAGGCCGCTGGCAGCGCGCACCAGTGCAAGGCGCGTTTCGTCGCTGGTGCTGCCCAGCGCGTGGATGGCCATCACGGCTTCCGCGATCTGCGCCTTTGTGGCGGCCATCAGAGCCTCGGCCGAGACGCCGATGCCCGCTGTCCCGAGGTCCGCCGCGATGCGGTCATAGCCCGCCGTCAGGTTCTGCTGCGGGGTGCGGTACTTGTCGAGCAGAGCGGGGATTTCCTGGGCGAGGGCCGCCTGCACTTCGGCCAGGCGCTGGGCGGCCTGTACCTGCTCCCACAGGGCTTGGTTGCTCTCATGGATCGCGGCGCGCTCTTTGGCGAGCAGTTCCACGCGCGTGAGCGTGAGATTGTCGAGCTCGTCCTGGAGGGCCTTGCGTTCGTCCGCCGCTTCCTTGGCCTCGCGGGCGGCCTGTACCGCGTCCCACAGGGCCTGGTTGCTGCCATCAATGGCGGCGCGTTCCTTGGCGAGCAGTTCCACGCGCGTGAGCGTGAGATTGTCGAGCTCGTCCTGCAGACCCTTGCGCTCGTCGGCGATGGCCTCCTGCCGGGCCTCGAATTCACGCATGGTATCGGTGGCGGCCGTGGTGGACTCGGCCATGGACTGGACAGCGCTCTGCAACGGTTCGGTGATGGCGGCCAGGGCGTTAGCCTGGTTCACGGCCGCCGCGTACTGCGTTGAATCGGCGCCGAATTCGGCCATGACGCCCTCGACGAACGCGCGGATTTGCGGGCGCGTGGCCGACAGCATGCGCTCGGCCGAGAAGTCCAGGCCCACGTCCGCCAGCGCGCGCGAAGCGGCCCGAGCGGTCGCGGCGCGCTGCTCGGTGTCGGTGTAGTAGTTGGAGACGTAGGCGCCGAGAGACTGCGTCAAGGCTTCCAGCCCGCCGAAGGCATCGGCCAGGTTGCTGGCTGCGGCGGCGCCCGCCAGGCTGGCTTCGTGGAACCCGTACCCCATCGCGTCGGACAGGGCGTTGACGGTGGTGAAGCTGGCCGCCAGGCGCGACAGCGTGTCGATGGCTTCCTCGCCGGTTTTGGCGTAGGCGCTGGCGGCGTAGCTGCTGCTGGTGATGGTGCGGGTAACCTGCTCGAACACCGCGTCGGCCGCATCGGAGGCGCCGCCGCGCATGATGGTCTCGGTCACCTGCTCGGAGGCATGCGTCCAGGTGCCCAGGACCTGCTGCGCGAGTTCATTGCTGCCCTTGGCGAGCGCTTCCTGGAACGCCTGCGCGACGCCCGCCTCGTCGAGGCCGTTGGTGCTGACCTTGAGCGCGGTGGTGAAGCTGGCGATCTTGTCGGTCTGCAGGCCCAATGCCGTCGCGAACGCGCCCACCTGGGCCTGGATGGCCTTGAACGAGTCGGCAAGGCCGCTGGCCGTGGCCGGGTCCAGGTCCTGGTGCGTGGTCTTGTCGCTGCGCAGCCATCCGCCCTTGTAGAACTGGTACGCGGAGCCCGAGAAGCCATCGGAGCCGCCCAGCGTGCCCTCCACGCCCATGTCCTTGAGCTTGCGGCCGAAGGCGCGGTTGATGAGTCCACCAATCACGCCCGCGATGGGGCCGATGCCGGGGATCGCGGACGCGATGCCCGAGAGCACGTTGACCGTGTTGCCGCCCGTGGTGTAGCCGCCCGAGATGGCTTTGGACAGGCCATAGCCCGCGAAGCCGCTGCCGAGCATGCCCAAGCCGGCGCCAATGGCCGAGCCCGCGCCCGTGAGCTGGGGCGCAACGTAGGCGCTGGCGTTGTTGCCGACGGTGGCCGCCGTGGACAGGCCCAATGTCTGCCCCACGGTGGACGTGGCGAACTTGCCGAACGCGGCCGAGATGGAGCCGGAGATGCCGTTCGTGAGCGCGCTGTAGACCGCGCTGCCCGCATTCACAAGGCCCGCCATGCCTCCAACGCCACCCTCGCTACCCGCTGCCGCGCCGCCCAGCGAGTTCGCCAGCAGGCCCGCCAGCGGCTTCATGACGGGCTCTAGCACGATGCGGAACGCCGTGGCGCGCAGCATGCCCAGCACATATTCCTTGAGGCTCTTGCCGCCCTGGATGGCCGCGTTGGTCAGGCCCTGCTCGTACTGCTCGGTGACACGCTTGAGTTCATTTTCGGCTTCGTCGGCGGTCTTCTTCAAAGCCTCTCGGGCTTCCTTTTGGCCCATCACGGTGAGGAGCTTTTCGCGGGCGGCGATTTCCTTTTCGATGTCCTGGTACCGGCCACCCTCGATATTGCTGAACTTGGTCTGTTCCTCACGCAGCCGCGCGATGGCCACGCGCTCCACGGCTTCGGCCAGGGTGATGTTTTGCGCGGCGGCCAGGGCGGCGGCGCGCTCTTCTTCCTCCAGGCTGGCGGCGCGGTCGAGCGCCGATTGCAGGGACTTGGCCGCCGCCTCCTGCTGCGCCTGCATGTAGGCCTCGATGCCGCGCAGCTCGTCCTGGCGGGCCTGGGCCAACTGCTCGGCCAGGGCCAGCTCGCCCGCCTGCTGGGCCTGGCGTTGTTCCTCCACGGCCAGGCTGGCGATGGCGGCGCGCACGCTGGCCTCGTGGGCCTTGCCCAGCTTGAGCTTGCCTTCCTGCAGGTTGGTGTCGAGCGCGATGGTGAGCTTCTGGCTTTCGGTGAGCTTGTGGCCCTGGGTGGTCTCGGCTTTGACGGTTTCGGTCTTGGCGGCGATGGATGCCATCAAGTCCTGGTAGGCGCTGGCCTCTTTCTTGAGGGCGGCGGCGCTGCCGTCGCTGGCCTTGAACCGGGCGCGGATGGCGTCGGTGTCCTGTTGGTACTGGGTGGCGCCGACCTTGCCCTTGAACTGCTTGTCGTAGGCGGCCAGCGCGTCGGCCAGCTTGGCGGACTGGTCCTTGTAGTCGGCCATGAAGGTTTCGCGGGCGCGGGCGGTCTTTTGGCGCGCGTCTTCCTCCATTTCGGCAACCAGGTCGGTGTAGTCCTTGTAGGCCCGGCCCATTTCTTCGCCCGCCGTCTTGAGCACGGTGGCGCGCGCGGCAGCGGGCAGGTTGGCGAATTCACCCGCCCCGCTGGCGATCTTCTGGTAGCGCGCATAGGCGTCGGTGTAGAGCTTGGCGGCGTCCAGGCTCCCCTGGTTCTGGGTCTCTGGCAGGGGCTGGCCCGCCAGGCGGTTGCGCTCGCGCAGCTTGGCGATCTGGGTCTGGATGCGCTGGACGATTTCCTCGTGGGATTCGGTGACCTGCTTTTCGACGGCCTTTTCGCTGCCGGTGCCTGCGGCTTTCCAGGCCAGCCAGGCGCTTGCACCCACGCCCAGCGCGGTGGCCAGCAGGCCGATGGGGCCGCCCAGCAGGCCTGTGGCCAGCGCCAGGCCGCGCGTAGCCACGGCGGCGGCGGCGGCGGATTTGGTGAGGGTGAGGTAGGCCGCGCCCGCTACCGCCGTGGCGGCCACGGCGGTGTCCATGTTGCGCGCCACGGTCAGGATGCCTTCGGCAAACCCACGGCTCAGGCCGCCCGCCTGGTCGAATACGCCCACGGTTTGCAGCAGGCTGTTTTGCAGCACCGTCATGCTCTGGCCGATGGTGGCGGGCAGTTGGGCGAACTCGCTGTCGATCTTGCCCTTCATGCGCTCCAGCGCGGCGAAGATGGCGTCGGTGGTGATCTGGCCCTGCTCGGCCATGGCCTTGAGTGCGCCCACGGGCTGGCCCAGCCCTTCGGCCAGCGCCTGGGCCAGGCGCGGGGCCTGTTCCAGCACGCTGTTGAGCTCCTCGCCGCGCAGCACGCCCGCTTGCAGGCCCTGGCCGAACTGCACCATGGCGCCTTGCGCGCTCTGGGCACTGCCGCCCGAGAGGGTCATGGCCTTGGACAGGGTTTCCGTGACGCCCAGCACGCGCTGCTGGCTGTAACCCAGCTCGGCCCCGGCCTTGGACAGGGTGCCGTATGTTTCGGCCAGGCCCGATACGTCCACGCGCGCGTCGTTGGCAATGCGCGTGATGTTTTGCATGGCCACGGCGGCGCTGCCCAGCCCGTTGCTGGCCAGGGCCACGCGGGCGTTGAGCGAGGCCCAGCCGTCGGCCAGACCGGACAGCTTTTGCACGGCCAGCGCGCCCGCTGCGGCGTGGCCCATGCGTGCCAGGTGACTGCCCAGGTCCTGCACGCTGGCGCTGGCGCGGGCGGTGGCGGTGTCCACCTCGGCGGCGAACTGGCCGACCTTGCGGCCCGCCGCCTGCAGCTCTGCGCTATATTGCTTGCCGTCCAGGCTCAGGACGATTTTTACGGTGCTGTCCGCCATGCGCTACCTGCTTTCACTGCTTGCCACTGCTGCCGTTGTCCCGTTCGTGCTGGCGGGCGTGCTGATGCTGTTTGGCGCCGCTTGGCCCTGGGCCGTGCTGGCGGGACTGGCGGGTTGGGGGCTGTACTGCGCCGCGCGCCGCGCCGCACTGGCTAATCCCGCCGATTGAGGTGCTCCAGCGCCTCGTCCTCCAGCACCCGCACCTGTTCGCGCACCTCGCGCCACCGCTTGCGCGGCACGCCCAGCACCCGCAGACTGCTTTCCACCGAGGCCGATTCCAGCGCCTGAAACCACACGCCGCCCATGCCGGCCACCACGCGCCACTGGCCTTTGCAGTCCAGAAACACTTCCCACGCATCCTGGTGTTCGGGCCATAGTTCGTAGTCGCCTTCTTCGGTGATGTCTTGTGCCCATCGGCAGGCGCTGGCGGCGCGCTGGGCCTGCCCGGCGTCCACGCCAAGCAGGGCAAAGTCGGCCACCAGTTCGGCCCCCTGGCGCTCGGGCGCACTGCCCGCGTTCAGGTGGTGCCGGACGGCACCTCGGAGTTTTTTGTAGCGGCCTCGCGCTGCTGGGCGGGATGGCGTGACTCCAGCCAGGCGCGCACCATGGCGGCCTCCATGCCGGGGTAGTCGTCGCAAAGCTGGGCGCGGGCAGCGACGGTGTACATGGCGGCGGTGCCGTCTTCGGCATTGAAGCCCTCCCAGTCCACCAGCACGGCGTCCAGCACTTCCTTGTCCGTGATCTCGGGCACCATTTCTGGCACGGGCTCGCCGGCCACGATGGCGCGCAGCTGCGCCTGGTGGCGCTCGCTGTTGATTCGGATGCGGCGGTCCAGCTCGTCGGCCTCGGCCTTCTTCAGGCGCTTGAAGCGCAACCGGAAGTCGATGACGATGGGGCGCCCCGGCTGGTCGGGGATGACGAAAAAGCCATCCGCCCAGTAGGCGGGGTTTTTGGTGAGGATGACGCTCATTGAAAAAATACTCCGTGGGACAGGTAAAAAGGGGCCAGGGGCGATCAGACTTCGATGGAAATTTCGTTGTTGCCCGATGAGCCGCTGGGCAACAGCCGCAGTGGCAGCGTGATCATCTGGAAGCCGTCCTGCTCGCCGAAGCTGGGCTTGCCGATCTGCGCCAACGGCGCGGCGATCTTGACCTTGTTGGTGGCGGCCTGGCCGTGCGTGATCTCCAGCACCTGCTTGGTGCCGATGAGGGCGTCCCAGTCTTTCGTGGTCTGCAGCGTGCTGCGGATCGTGATGCTGCCGCTGGCCCTGCGGTCTGTGATCTCCGTGTTGTCGATCTCCGTCAAGTCCTGCTTGCTGACGACATTGCCCAGGTCAATATCGAAGGCATTGCACTCCCAGAACTCCGCCGCGCCGCCCAGCCGCACGCGCGTGTTGGCCGCGTTGACGCCCAGAGGCACCTGGAACACCGGTGCAGTGACAGGGATGCTGCCGACGACTTCCACCGCCCTCCAGGCCCCGGTGAATTCGAACGCCATCCATGGCAGCTTGCCCGCCGACCCCTGCAGCCGCACGTTGCCTGCGGCGCCCGGCATTTTGTAGACGTTCCTGTCAATCACCGCGTACAGGGAGACCGACTCGAAAGAGGTGCTTGCCGGCGCGAACACGGTCTTCGCGGGTGGGCCGGCCAATGCGGTAGCGCTCAGGCCGCAGCCGCGCAGCAGCTTCGAATAGCCTGGCAACGCTCCCGCAGTGCCCACCCCTGCCATGCCCACCTTGAAGGCCATTTTGCGAAAGCGCGTGGTAAGTATTTCTTCAGCCGAGCCCATGTAGGGACGCACGATGTTGTACTCATCGGTCTGGCCATCGGTGGGGGTGATGGTGACATCTGCGACTTCGATGGCGTCTGCGGCCACCGGCATGACGAACGTGCCAGACACGGTCTCCACGGCGGCCATGAGCGCCATGCGGCGCAGGGTGATGGTGGGATTGGGCATTGCGGGTTACTCCTTCACGGTAGGGGCTTCGGTGGGCTGCACGGGTTGGTGATAAGGGGTCGTGCGATCTACGAGGCGGCGGCGGCCATCGGCGTCCTGGACGTACATGCCTCCGTGGCCGGTGAATTCGTCCGGCGCGATCTCCGGCGCGGCCGGGGCGGGCTGAACCACGGGGGTGGCTCCGGTGTCTGCGGCGGCGCTGGACGCCTGCGTGGCCGCTTCTT